TTTCAAGTCAGTAATGAGGTGAGAAACTTTATCCAAGTTAACAGTCGGACCTTCAGGGTGATTGAGTTCCCCAACAGCACGTTTTTTGCTAACTTGATTTTCAACATACGTATTTACCGCCTTCTCCATAATTGGTTTTGGGTAGATACGTCCGTTACGATTCTTTTTGTCTGCCTGAGCGAATACACCTTCAATGACAAAGTTCTTCTCGCCGTTCTCTTTGGCTTCAACGATGCATTCAATGTCGTTTTCTACGAATTCGCTAATCAGCTTCATTTTATTTTCCTAAGTCCTTCAGGACTTGTTTTGCGGTTGTTTCCGCTTCTTTTTGCGACTTAAAGGTATCGACAGAATCTCCGTCGATTGTTAGATGGAATCCTTTCGCGACCTTAGTAATGACAACAGGATAACCAGACATCTTCTTGTTGAAGACGACCTTATCTTTTGCCTCACGAATTTCTTGAAAAGTTTTCATCTTGTCTCCTTATTAGTCTATTTATACACGAAAAGTTTTTAACATCGATTTTATTCGAAATCGTCCGCTTCTTCGCCGAACTCCACATCGTCAAAATCACCTGACTCAAGTGCCGCATCGATTTCTTCGTCAGTTACTTCTAAATCTTCCTCTTCAACACCGTTGAAAATCTGATTCGCGACATTAACTCTTTCCGCGTCTAATGCGTCTTGCACTTTATCATTTATAAGAGTGTTGAATAACTCTTCAGCAGAAGCAAAGTTACCAACTTCAAGTGCCCCGATTAAATTTTCTGTTGATGATAGTTCAACTGTTTCTGTATCGCTCATTAAATATACTCCTTAAAAGTCATCATCCATATCGTCGCTGTTTGCGTTCTCAGCTTCGACTTGTTTCGCCATCTCTGCGATGTCCTCATCATTGAACATCATGACGTTCTTCATAACCCACTCACGTGAGAAGTACTCTCCTACGTATGTGGAAACCTGATCCATAGTCTGTAGTCGTTCTCGCAGTATTTCTGCTTCCTTTAATTCGACAAAGTGGTTGTCGCGGTTAAAGTCGATCTGGATGTGGTTCTTCCACGACTCCCAATCTTGTTCAGTACATATACCCTTCAGTAACAACTGCTTTCTTAAAACACCTGTGAATAGGTTTGCAAACTTACGTCGCAACCTGTCAATGAACTTCTGAAACTTAACCTCATCACGGTTGATCTCTGTCGCACGACCTAGTGCGAACTGTTGTTCCTGTTCGAGACGCGATAGGGGCACGTTCAATGAACGATACAACTTCTTTTGGAAATAAATGATGTCGTCGATCTGACCAAGGTTCTCACCGCCTGGTAGTGTACTGATCTCTGTTCCTCGACCACCCTCACGACGCGGTAACCAGAAGTCCTCAAGCATCGACATATGCTTACGGTCATCCTTGATTTCACCCGTGTTCGCATCATAAACGATCTTGTTGCGGTAACGCGACATAATGTCTTTGATGTATTGTTCTGATTTACCCTTCGGTAAGTTACCCACGTCGATGTAGAAGATACGACGCTCAGGTGCGCGAGACATACGATAGATGACCAACGAGTCTTCCATCATGCGCAACTGGTTTACAGGTTTAATTGCTTTCTGTAGATAGGATAGGACACGTTTCTTTGAGTTGTCCAATAAACCTGAAGTGATATACGAAACAGAATCAGAGGTCAACTTGACACCAGCACCTGTACTGCCCTTGTCCTGATAGATGTAAAACTCATTTACCTTGTCTACCAATTTCGCACCAGTTGCTGGATCTGTTTTGTGCTTCACATCTTTGACCTTGCGGATCTTTGCAGAGTCGATCGGACGGATCTCTTGAATCCCCATCTTAGGATTAGATGTGTCGACCACAAGGTGGTGATATAGACGACCATCGACATACCATGAACGGAACATGTCGTGACCGTATTCCTCGAAGTTCAACATTGCAACGATGTTGCCGAACTCTTCGAGTAGTGTGTTTTTGATTTTGTCTGAGGTGTCGACCTTGTCTAGGTTCAACGCAACAGTAGATTCTAGTTCACCCGCAACGATAGATTCGTTTAGGATGTCTTCAATTGCAGCATCGACTTCCGGATGTTCCGCGATCTGTCGATACTTAGTAATTAGTCCGTGATTATCTTTTGCAGAGCCGCCTTCCATGTCGATATACTGTCCAAAGTATGAACCCGACGCGGTGACGTAACCAGCACCATCCTCATCCACTTTAGGGACGATAGACGTTACCTTCTTTTCATCTTTTTCTTTTGACGCTCTCTTCAGTTCGAAACCGAATGCGGAGAAAACGTTTGAGTCATTATCTGCCATAAGATCCTCAGTTCAAGTATAAGGGGGTGCAAGGCACCCCCATCAAACTTACTTATAATACCTTTAACTAGTGGTATTTGACTCCCAGTATTGGATTGCGAAAGTTGCAGTGAACTCTTCGATAGCGTCTCCAGTTCCGTAATCTAGTTCAATAGAACCTACTGTGATTGGGAACGCACCACGGAAGTTATATGTCTTTAGGACACTTCCGTCTTTATCTAGTTGTTCGACAATCATGTCTGCCTGATAAAGTGTTGGTGATGTGATACCAGTGTTAGCACTGTGACCATTGATACCGTTCATCCAACGTTCTAATGAATCACGAACCGCGAAGTCGGTGTCATTGATAATGGTTACTTCCCAATCATCAAATGTACGTTCTCCGGCGATCTTTAGAATACGACCACGGAAAGGTACATCAACCGAAGCTACATTAGAGGCAGGAAGTTGCGCTGTCTTACACATGAATGACGCAAGTTCCGCATCACCGCCTGCGTATGCAGGAAAGTTCATTAGAACACGGAATAGGTTAGGACGTGCACCGCCACCTTTCAACTTTGCTTTAAAATCGTCTACTCTTAATGTCATGATCGTTCTCCTTATACAGTACCGACCACTTCTTCAAACTCGACGCCGGTACGAACCGCGACAAAGTTGAGAGTGACGTAGTTGATTGAACGTGCTGGCTTGATAAAGCAAGACGCTATGAATTCGTTGCGGTCGACAACTTCTGACGTGTTGTTTGTTTCGTCACATACAACACGGAAGTCGGTGATACCACGACGCCCTTGGACTTCACGTAGGAATGGTTCTACGATGTTTGTGAACTCTGCGCGTGTGAAGTCGTCGTTCAGTTCGAACATGACGTTCTTCGCGGCTTCACCGATTGCACGTTCGATGACTAGGAATAGTCGACGGACGTTGATGCGATCGAATGCAGATGGACGTGCTAGTGCAGTCTTGTCCCCGAACAGTACAGTGCCTTGGCCAGGCATAGAAACGATTGGGTTGACACGTGCTGCATACATCTGATCACGTTCACCCTTTGTTGGGTTGAACGCAAGTGCAGATACACCGAAGTATTGACCACGACGTGTTCCAGCAGGGGAGAACCAAGGAGCAGAAGAAATATCTGTTGATGCCATGATACCCGCAGTTGATGAACATGCTGGAATGAATTCGTATTGATCTAGATACTTGTTGTAGACCTGAACCCAGTTACCATCCAACACTAAGTAAGATGTTGATGGTAGGTTATCTGCCCAACTATCAACAACATCGCCTAGTGATGCTGGCGCACTTGGTGGTGATGCAACAACAATGCAGTCTTTACGTAAGTTCTGAGCGATACCCGCTAGAGCAGATACTTCTAAACCAGAGTTGTGTGCAACCATGAAGTCGATCTGGATCTGATCAACATCACCGTATGCTTCTACGTAGTCTTGCTGAAGTGTTGCCGAAGGTGCGTCTGTACCACCGTCAAGGTCGAAAGTTCCGGCTTGAGGCGACTGAGATAGTTCGATCCAGTTAGAACGACGGTTAACATATTCTAAGATGTAACGTTCGTCACCAACAGTTTCTGTTAGGTTTGCATATGATTCAACAACCTCGCCATCATATTCAACATCAACTGTTTTGGTGCTTACGCTTGTCGATGTCCCATCTACACCTAGTACGCTTTCACTAACGGCAGTAACAACAACTTTTAAGTTGTCTCCCAGAGAGCCTGGGTGTTTTGCCATTACTGGTTCGACTTCTCCGTCTTTCTCCAACTGTAAAGCTAGAGCTGCATTTAGTGCTGTGGTTAGTGTGTCAACGGTGTCGTCGTCTGGTTCGTTTTTTGCCTGTTCCGCATCTAACGCAGCTTGTGCGTCTTGTACGGCTTGGTTAGCTGTTAGTAGGTCTTGTGATGGTGCCTTTGCAGTTGTTCCCGCGCTCGCGCGTGTAACAAAAGCACTACCGGAGTATTTTAGAAATTGAGAGACCGCTAGGAAGTCAGCTGAACTCCCTCCGTCTTTTGGAGACCCAAAAGTAGAAACCAATTCAGACTCGTTCGCCACGAATACTGGTTTTCCTACTGGACCCCACGCGAAGTCACCGATGAACGCACCTGTAGTAGAACCGACCGCTGGAACAGTTCCAGATAGGTCTATTTCTTTAATGGTTACGCCTGGTGACTCATTTGATCTAAGAGCCATGATTGTATCCTTCTAGTTAAGGTATAATAAGTTAAACATAATACGTAGTAATATCGTCAATAGCACTATTTATAACTTACTAGTTTTCACCGTAATTTGCGTCGAACGGGGTTTGAAAGTTCGTCCATTCTGCTGAATATTCACTGCCATCTGCCGAGGGTTTCTCTAAAAAATCCCTTCCATCATCGATGATACCGAATGGTGGTAGGTCTTCCTCGATCTGCGCCATCCTTTCTTCAAACAAAAGGTTCTTGATGTTCATGTCGAAGTTGTCACCGAATGATTGGGTGGAGACGAAGTAACCGAACATCACTAGGTTCATCATCAAGTCGTCGTGGTTACCATCACTCGCCTCATAGGATACCCCCTTGGAGACAAATGTGGAGATCTCTAGAATAGTTTCTTCATCAACTACTTGTAATTTATTGTTCTCTAAGATATCCTTAATAGACGAACACCCGATGCGTTTTACTTTACGAGTCATCGTTACACCGATAGCGTCTGACTTGATAGCGGATTCCAAGAACATATTTTCATACTCTAGATCTTGGTAGAGACCAACCGCAACCAATATTCCGGCATCATTATTTTCAACAATACATAACGCTTCGTTATAAAGATTCGCATACTTATAAATAATGCTCGGGTAGAGCAAGGGAGAAATATTGTTGTTTCGATATACAGCCACTTGTTTAAATGGCCTTTGTGATACATCGATTACCGTAAATGTCGAATAGTCCTGTCCTCTACCCTTACTTACATCCACGGTCATGATATACTCATGATCTTTGATGGGTTTCTCATATACCTTGAGATCCCCACCTTCCAATAGATTTATTGGTTGTCGCGCACGTAGATCTAGCAGGGTATTACCCTCGATCAATGTGTCACCCGTCCCGAAGAAGGTATTCCCAAATTCCTGATCAAACTGGAGTTGGGATGTATTCGCGATGGTTTCCTCTTTCCACCTATCATCTCGCCCAGGCACATCCCACCAATCTACACGATAGGGTTTGTATTCGTTTACACCTTGCACGGCACCTTCCCAGATCTTATGATAAGTATTACCGATACCATTCGCGGTTGATGTAATGATCACCTTAGTGTCTACACCGGAAGATACTACGGGATAGGTTGACGTATAGAATTCTGCCGCGTTCTCAACGAACGCAAACTCATCTAGGAACAGAAGGTTTACCGACATACCACGAATCGATGATCCGGATGTCGCACTTGCGATTATACGAGAGTTATTGGATAGTTCGATAGATCCTTTGTTGAGTGCCTTACACCCTGGCTGTAAGAAGAACGGAAGATTTTCCATCATCAAGGTCACACGTGCCAACATCTCACGTGCGGTCGCACCCTTGTTCGCGAGGATAGCAATGGTCTTTTCTGGATGGAACAGGGCATACCATAGAATGTATCCGACCGAACTGATAGACTTACCTGACTGTCGACACGCTAGGACGATAGAAAACCTGTTATCCTCAAAGTGATCAAACATGTCTTCTTGATACGGGTAGAGTTCGAATGGAACGAGGCCCTTGTCTAGATGGATAACCTTGACATACTGTTTGCAGAAATACGAAGGATCTCCCATGCATTTCTTATACTCACGGAGTTTCGTGGCGTCCCATTCTTCTGCGACACCGTCTCGTTTGATCTGTGGATTACCTAGATAGGAGTTCTTACTATAACTACTCATCGTCTTGGTCTATGACCTTCTCATCCTTGTCCCCCAATAGGAAACGCTGGAGTTCAGTGGTCGACCCGACAAATAGATTATTGTTTGTGGTGGTTGTCTCTTTAGGTTTGTCGTCTTGCAACAAATCTTTTTGTTTCTTGTTAAGTTCCATCAGCTTGTCATTGACGTTAGCGATGTCCTTGATCATATTAGACAACACCTCGAATGCTCGGGGATGTTCTGATTCACGCGCGACCTGAATCATTAGGTCAAGCGATTCTCGACCTTTCTCGATTAGATCATAGTAGGTATCACGGGAGTACTCATAGTCCTGTTCGTGGACAAAGTTTTTCTTTTGATCGCCCGTGATAATTGTTGGGGGGTTATGACTGTCTGTCATCGGTTATCTCTATATTAAAACCAAAGTCTCCGCTTGAATTTACGTCAATCGGATCTGGTGTCACACGTACATTACTTAGGAAATCTGT